CTATGGCTTAGGTGGCAGTGAGTCAGGTGATGCCGGCGGGGACGCAGGTGGTGAGAGCATCCATGAAACAGCAGTATCAGAATTAGCAAAAGAATTACCTTCATTGAAAAAGCACGATTATGATACAATTGATTTATTGATGAGAAAGATTTCTAAGAAACACCATATAACCGGTAAAGCATTGCATGATTTATTCGTAAAACAATATAAGGCAACTCCTGACAATTGGATCAAAGGTAAACTTGATGAAGTCGATAATGTAGATTGTGACTTAGAACATGAAGTTGATAAGTTTACTCAATGGGCTTGTGAAAAACTTCATATTAAAGATACACCCAAAATTCAATTAAGTATGGACACCGAAGAAGCGCAAACAAATCATCATACCGGTGGACATGTTATGGGTGACGATAAAGTTTGGGTATATACTGCAAACAGAAACTTAGTTGATATTTTGCGTACTGTATTCCATGAACTAGTTCATGTACGTCAGGGTGAATTGAATATGATTAAGCCGGGCGATAGTTATCCAGGCAGTCCTATTGAAGCAATGGCAGACATGCTTGCTGGAAAATATATTAAAATCTATGGTGAGAAAAACAGACATATATTTCAGTAATGCAGGAATATATCTTTCTTCATCTATCCCATTATTCATCTAAAAACTTCTATTGTCATGTAGACATAGAAAATTTTTATTTGGATATCAAAGATATCAGCGAACATCACGGTGATAAAACTGTATTATTATTTCACATCTTTGAAAATTTAGAATTAAGCCAAATCAATGCATTTGGACTAGAAGCGTTTAGGAATATACTTGATCATTTTAAAGTAAAATACTATTTTGTGTTAGATGGACTTTATCAAGGTCAACACCAACTTATCAATTCACATAACATCATTACACTTAATTGGGGCATGTTATATGTGTATTATAATACCATGATAAAAAACCATGAAAGGATAGAAGCATATAATCCTGTTACAGGTAAAGGATTGTTCTTTTGTGGTAAGGGCAATAAACCCCATAGAATTGGTTTATTAAAAAAGTTTTATGAAACTGATACTCTGCACAATCTAACTTGGTCATACATCAATACAGACGTAGAAAAACAACAAATAAAAAATGAATTCTTTTCTGAATACACTGATGAAGACTATATCCACTTTACACAACAATGTGAAAGAGTACTAGATTACACTCCTGAATATGATGAAAACTCATGGACCTTTTCGCACTTTGGATACCCATGCGATCTTAATTTATACAAGAACACAGGATTTAGTATCATCAGTGAAACTTGGGTAAATTTCGGTACACATTTAATGACTGAAAAAACTTGGAGAGTGATTTCAAATAAGCACCCATTCATTATGGTTGGATCACCTTATAATGTTATTAAACTTAAACAGTTAGGATTCAAAACGTTTAATGAATATCTTACTATTCCCGATTATGATACCATTGACCATTTAGACGATAGGCTTGATGCGGTTGTCACTAATGCATCCAATTTAAGAACATTGCTTGAGAAAAAAGAACCCGAACTAATGGAACAACTAAAAATCGATACGGAATATAATTGTGCTAGATTTAACCAATTAGCACGTGACGATATCAATAATTTCCTTTCTGCTTTACAAGCAGACGAAAGTTTATTAGAATCAATTGTTGAATTTCATCATCACCAACTAAAATTTATACGCAATCAAAACGGTTAAATTAGATATTGACTATCTACAGTTAATCGTATATACTTACAAAGTCACAATACAGGAGTAACCTACATGACCACACGTACATTTAATAATGAAGCAAAGATCAAACTCACCCAACTAGTTAACGAGGGTATGAGTGTTCTACACGAAGTTGATACTCTTAACGAAGGTCTTAACGATACTATTAAGGCAATCGCAGAAGAACTAGAAATCAAGCCCTCTATTCTTAAGAAGGCTATTAAGGTTGCACACAAAGCACGTTTGGGTGAGACTAACAAAGAAAATGAAGAACTTAACACAATCTTGGAGACTGTTGGTAAGACTTTATAATGAGTAGACTAATAGCGTTTGGCTGTTCGTTTACGCATGGCGTCGGCCTAGTAGACATATATCCAAGCATTTCAAGGTCTAGTCGTTTTGCATGGCCCGAAATATTAGGAAATAAACTTTCCCGAAGCGTAGTGAATAAGGGAAAACCGGGCATTGGCAATTTAGAAATTTTGAATAACGTACTTACTACAAAGTTTCAGCCTTCTGATATAGTAGTAATTATGTGGTCTGAATTTAGCCGCCATGATTTTTTTAGGTACAAGGCTATACCAATTGGCGGCAGGTTGATTGGGGGCGAATCAGAATTTCTAAAATATAATCCCATCGAAGAAGATTGGTGGATAAACAATAATAGGGCACGTAATTGGTTGACTATTCATCATTGTAGCGTATACTTACAAAGTCTGAATATTCCTTTCGTAAGTCTTTTGGGAATAATTGGAAATGATACACTACCTTATCCTTCACTTAAAATCCCCAATTTAATTGAGGATATTAAACCAAATGACTGGATAATAGATAAGGCAATGGATGCAAATGACGAAGGCGGTAGTCATCCCGGTTTGGAAAGTCACAAGTTGATTGCTAATTTAATTTATGATAAGATAAAACAATGAGTTATATTGACGCAATTCACGATAATAATGGTGACCGCATTTATGTGGTAGAGCGTACGCCGGAAGGCAAGCGCACGTATAAAGAGTTCCCTACAAATTATACATTTTACTATAGTGATCCTAAGGGTAAACATCGCAGTATCTATAATGATCCTGTGAGCAGGTTCAGTACACGTAAGCGTAGTGAATTTGAAAAAGAACGAAGGATCCACAGTGGTAAGAAACTTTTCGAAAGTGATATCAATGTAGTATTTCGCTGCCTCAGCGAAAACTATCTCGGTGTGGAGCCTCCAAAACTTCACACTGTTTTCTTTGACATTGAGGTAGACTTTGATCCTGACAAGGGTTTTAGTCCTACTAGTGATCCATTCAATCCTGTTACAGCAATTAGTCTTTACTTAGATTGGCTTGATCAACTAGTAACACTTTGCATTCCTCCCCGTCATATGTCTGACGAGACTGCGAAAGAAATTGCAAGCCAGTTTGAAAACTGTATTATCTTTGATAATGAAACAGAAATGTTTGAGACATTCTTTCAACTTATTGAAGATGCAGATGTATTGACTGGTTGGAACTCAGAAGGATACGATATTCCATACATGGTTAATCGTGTCACACGTGTAATGAGTAAAGATGATACACGCAAGTTCTGCTTAATGGGTCAACTTCCAAAGCCTAGAACATATGAACGTTTCGGTAAAGAAGAAACAACGTATGATCTAGTTGGCCGTATTCACATGGACTATTTGCAGTTGTACAAGAAGTACAACTATGAAAGTCGTCACAGTTATAAACTAGACTTCATTGGTGAAATGGAAGTCGGTGAGAACAAAACACAGTATGAAGGCACACTTGATCAATTGTATAACAAGGACTGGCTCAAGTTCTTAGAATACAATCGTCAGGATACAATGTTGTTGGTTAAGATCCACAACAAACTAAAATTCCTTGATCTAGCAAATGCGCTAGCACATGAGAATACAGTGTTGTTACCCACTGTCATGGGTTCTGTTGCTATGATTGAAATGGCAATTATGAACGAAGCACATGAAAGAGGTTTAGTAGTTCCCGACAAGAAAAGGAAGAATGAAAATGCAGATGAAGTCCAGCAAGCGGCAGGTGCCTATGTTGCTACTCCCAAAAGGGGCATCCACGAATGGGTCGGAGCAGTTGACATTAACTCACTGTACCCATCAGCAATCCGCGCTCTTAACATGGCACCGGAAACCATCATTGCTCAAGTCAGACAAACACTCACTGACCAGTACATGCTTGATAAGGGACTTAAACTAGCACGTGAGAAGAAGCGTCACAAAGAAGGTGATGATGCTGTAACAGGCAGTATTCTATGGGAAGGCTTGTTTGGCTCACTTGAGTATACTGCAATCATGAGCCAAGAACGTGGCACAATTCTTACTGTTGATTATGAAGATGGTCGCAGTGTAGAAATGAGTGCCGCAGAGATTTGGAAGATGGTCTTTGATAGTCATAGACCTTGGATGATCAGTGCGAACGGTACAATCTTTACATATGAGAAAGAGGGTGTGATTCCCGGACTGCTTACACGTTGGTATACAGAACGTAAATCAATTCAAAAGCAGGCTAAGGAAGCATACGGTACTGATATGTATGAGTATTATGACAAGCGACAACTTGTTCGTAAGATTTTGCTTAACTCAGCATATGGTGCATTGTTGAACGAGCATTGTCGTTTCTATGATAAGCGTATCGGTCAGAGTGTAACATTAAGTGGTCGTCAGATTGTTAAGCATATGATGAGTACTATCAACGAAACTGTTGAAGGTATCTATTCACATGAAGGCAATGCAATCGTATATGGTGATACTGACAGTTGTTACTTCACTGCATATACGACACTAAAGCCACAGATTGATAAGGGTGAACTTGATTGGAATAAAGAAGTTTGCATTGGACTATATGATGGCATTGCTGATACTGCGAATGAGAGTTTCCCAGCATTCATGGAAAAAGCATTTCATGCTCCTCGCAAGAACGGTGCAATCATTAAGGCTGGTCGAGAACTAATCGGTGATCGTGCTATCTTTATCACTAAAAAGCGTTATGCTATCAATATCTTTGATAAAGAAGGCAAGCGTAAAGATACTGATGGCAAGTTGGGTGATATCAAGGCTATGGGTCTTGATCTTAAGAGAGCAGATACTCCTAAGTATGTTCAAGAATTCTTAATGAATGTATTGAGCATGGTTATTCAACAAGGTAAAGGTCGTGATGAGATCATCGAAGCAGTTAAGAATTTCAAGATTGAATTAGGAAAGCAAGACAGTTGGACTAAGGGTAGCCCTAAGAGTGCCAACAAGATGACTTACTATGAAGAACTTGAAAAGAAAAGCACAACAGGCAAGGCTAATATGCCAGGTCACGTTCGTGCATCATTGAATTGGAACTACTTGCGCCGTGTAAACAGCGACAATTATTCAATGAAGATGGTCGATGGTATGAAAGTAATCGTGTGCAAACTAAAGGCAAATCCATTAGGGTTTACTAGTATTGCATATCCAACTGATGAGTTAAGATTGCCCGAATGGTTCAAAGAACTTCCATTTGATGACAGTGAAATGGAACGCACTCTAGTAGATGAAAAAATTGAAAACCTATTGGGTGTGTTAGATTGGGACTTACGTGCAAACACTGACACTAATTCAACGTTTGATGACTTATTCAGTTTCGGTTAAACAAGTCATTGACAAACGTAATAAAAACCACTATTATACATACTGTAATTGCCTAAATATTATTAACAAAGGAAACACACATGAAAGATAATTTACAAGACTTAATTCAGCACACACATGGTCTAGGTGTGATTGATCTAATCAAGGTCGTAGGTACCGATCAAGAAACTCAAATCGCGGCAATCGCAGAAGATAAGAGTGTTATTGTCACTGGTACTTTCAAGACTCCATTAGCAGATTTCATTGGCACATTCGGTATGCCAAATCTAGTTAAGTTAAAGACTATTCTATGCTTTGATGACTATGATGACAAGGCAACAATCAATGTCACACGTGTCAACAAAGATGGTGTAGATACTCCAACTGCTATTCACTTTGAAACTTCAACTGGCGATTTCGTAAACGATTATCGTCTAATGTCAAAGACAATCATTGAAGAAAAGGTGCGCAATGTTACATTCAAGGGTGCTACTTGGAACGTTGAGTTTGAGCCTACTGTTGCTGGTATCATGCGTCTTAAGAAGCAGGCTAGTGCTAACAGCGAAGAAAACAACTTCACTACTAAGACTGACAACGGTGATCTAAAGATTTACTTTGGTGACCCCTCAACTCACAGTGGTAACTTTGTATTTCACACAGGTGTGTCAGGTACATTAAGCCGTCAATGGATGTGGCCTGTTAAGGTATTCCAGTCAATCATGGATCTTCCAGGTGACAAGACTGTTCGTATCAGTGATGCTGGTGCCGCAGAAATTGTGGTAGATTCAGGATTAGCAACATATCGTTATCTACTTCCTGCACAGGCAAAATGATCAAGAGCATTACTTCAACAGGTAGATATATGCATGTCACCGGTAATCCCGGAAACACGTATGTTAATAACTACAGCGGTGCCTTAAATGTAGGTAATATCCGTTATAATACTACTAATCAAAACTTAGAAGTCTATGACGGTTCTACTTGGATTCAGATTCAATCAGGATATGCTAGTGTTGGACTAAATGCCGAAGCAGAATCATTACTTGATTGGGCCCGGCAAAAACGTGATGAAGAATTGCAAATACAAGCATTAGCAAAATCTAATGTTGCTATTAAAGATTTATTAGAGCAACGTAAAACTATTGATGATCAAATTTCAATGGTTAAGACCCTAGTCAATTCATACAGTGACGGTGACGAAGTACAGACAAGCCCGTAACATGAAAGCAGTAATTACTAATACAGTTTATTCTAGGGACGATGTTGATTTCGTTTATATTCCTGTAACTAGGTGCGGAAGTACCTGGTTACGTCATGTGTTCGAACATAACAACTTTAAAGAATATAATATTATTGAGAATTTAACATCTGTTAATGATATCCCTGATATCAAAGATAAAATTAAACTTATTGTATTACGTGATCCTTTAGAAAGAATAATTTCAGGAATGTATGCTCCTGAGGATTTTGATTTAGATACTATCTATAGCAGAGAAAAAATCTTTACAAACTTCCCCACAGACATACATACTACTCCTCAAATTGAATTTTTAAAGGGTATCTCGTTAGATAACGCAATATTCATTGAATATAAAAATTCACCAAATTGGGGACCTAACTTTATTAAATTGTTAATTAAAATAGTTCCCAATTTTAAAAAGAGTCCCATCAGATGGGAGGCTCGGGTCAATGGTTCTAGCCCTAAAGAACTATTAGATATTGCAAAAAGCAATAATGTGATATACAATAATATGATGGATTATCTAAAGGAAGATCAATTGTTTTTTGAACAAGTTAACTGGCATAAATGGTATGGAACAAATTAATTTATCTAACTCACACAATCCTGATTGGGCATTATTTTTGCCCGCAGTAAGTTCATTCTTCATTGCTGGTTTAGGCAAGCAACGTGAAGGTGAGAACTACTTTGATGCCGCACGTATCCCTGCAGGATTTAACGGTGACGTTGAATGTTTGAACTTCCTTAATAGCAAGCAAGGCTTATACACTTATAAGTGGGGCTTGTATTCTGCTGGTCATGCGAATCTTGATATTACTAAGGATGACCATAATGAATCTATTATCCGCAAAAGAGAAGAAGGCACATTCCTTCTAGGAGACTCAGGTGGGTTTCAGATTCTTAAGTGTCAATGGCCGGCAGATTGGAAGGACCCTAACTGTCCTCGTGCAATGAAGAAAAGGACAGAAGTTCTTAAGTGGATGGATGAGTACATGGATTATGGCATGTGTCTTGATATTCCTTCACAGAGTTTGACAACTTATCACATCAAGGATAAAAAGACCGGAACTTCTGCACATGGCATTAGCACGATTGAAGAAGCAATTACTGCTACACATATCAATAATGAATACTTCATTAAGAACCGCGATGGTCGTTGCAAGTTCTTAAACGTATTACAAGGTCGTAATCACACGCAAAGTGATGACTGGTATAATGAAATGAAGAAGTATTGCGACACTAATATCTATGGTGATCGTGCATTCAATGGTTGGGCATTTGGTGGTCAAAACAAGATTGACATTCACTTAATGCTTAAGCGTCTTGTGCATATTATTCATGACGGGTTTTTAGAAGAAGGTAAACAAGACCTTATTCACTGTCTCGGTACTAGCATTATGGAATACGCAGTATTGTTTACTGATATTCAAAAGGCTATTCGTAAGTATCACAATCCAAAACTACAAATCACGTTTGATTGTGCAAGCCCATTCTTTGCGGCTGCTAAGGGTCTTGCGTATAATAACAATACATTTGAACATGATACTAAGTGGTCTTATTCAATGGAAAAGACTGCTGAAAATAAAAAGTATGCTACAGACAATCGTAAGTATAGTGATGGTGTATTGCAAGACGGCATTCACAAATTATTCACAGATAGTCCTGTAACTGATAAATTAGTAATGAAAGATATCTGCTATCGTGGTCATGGTTTCTTAGGTCAACACGGTAAAGAAACAAAAACAAGTTGGGATACTCTTTCATATACACTATTACAAGCACATAATGTC